GTTTTTGTGTCTCACATTCTACACCCTCAAGTGTGCCAGCCCTATCAATCAATCCAGTCATACTGAAGTTAATACCAGGAGGGCATCTTTGAAACTTCTGATAGACCTTCATGAACTCTTCTTTATGACTCTGACTACCATCACCATTCACAATTACAGTAATGGGAAAGTTCAGTCTCTGTGAGTTCTCAAACAGATACATCAGTTGATAATACATCCGATACATCACAGCAGTAGATGCACCTGTAATATCTTTCCACTTCTTCTCATCCATCGTAGGAATGTTGAGACGGAACTGTTTGATTCTCTGTGGATTCTCAATCAACCAATCAGTTAGTTCAGTTGTAACCATACTACCATTGGAGATATGTTCATAATCAAATCCCATGTCGGTCATTATCTGCAACTTCTCCTTGAAAGTATCATCAAGGTTCGGTTCATTATATGTGGCAAATGAGATGTCATTCAGTTCCCATGGTGTATAGACAGAACGAATCTCATTGAGAATCTTTCTGAATTGTTCCAGGGTCATGCACTCCTTTGGTGCAGGTTTATCATAAGCATTAGGACAGAACCAGCACTTATAGTTGCAATGAGTATTGTTTTCTATCTGTGCGATTCTATATCCAAATCCATGAAACTCTGGTAGGGGACGTGATAGTGTAGAAGTCATACGCAACGATCCAATGGCAGATAAGTCAGTGAATTGATGTCACCCAGACTACCTTTTACCCAGGTATTGAACGACAAACTGATACGCTCTGTGTCAGATTGGTTTGCAGGAACACTGTGAGTCAGATTACTTGGAAAGATAATCAGTTCTCCCATCTTCATAGGCAATAGGAAGGTGGCACTATTGAAGTTATTATACTTTTCATTTGATAAAGCAATGTCCCGTTGTGCTCTACTACGAAACTGAATCGGTGGCAATTGTTCATTAATGACAGGATACCACACACCACTAATCATACTATTAGGATGCACATGTTCGTGATGTGATTCACCCTTACCAGATTTATTGACCCATGATTGTGTAATTATCACCTCATCCTTAGAGCACATGATCTCCCGTGCAAACTTAAATATTTTGGACCTGATAAACTCTCTGACATTTGCCAGTTCTGGTTCATCTAATACAAAAGTATTTTCAGATTGTCGATTATAGTGAATCTTATTGCCAACATCTCCACCTTTATTTTCTCTACGACATGGTAAATCTTGAATAAATTTAAGTTCTTTATCATATGGCACTGGATAAGGTGCAATAAGAACGGGGGTTGGGAATAATGATAGTAATTCGTCTTGAGCCATTTCTTCAAACCTAACAAAGGTATTTTACTTGTATTTTCATGGGTTGTCAAGTATAATGAGTTCAATTACTATTCAAATCATGAATTTCATTATATATTCAAAAACCAATTGCCCCTATTGCACAAAGGTCAAGAGTGTGTTAGAATTGACGGAACAAAAACATGTGGTCTATGTTTTAGATCGAGATTTTACACGAGAAGAATTTTATGAAAAATTTGGTGTAGGATCTACTTTTCCACAAGTTATTTGTGATGATAAACAATTAGGAGGTTGTGTTGATACCATCAGATTCCTCAGAGAACAACGAATTGTATGAATCCGTAATAAATAAAAATAATATTCATGTAAATCGTGGTGTTGAACTCTTTCTTAATGGAGGTAAAAGAAAGCAAAATCAGTTTCACATCATCTTTGATAAGATGGTTTGCTTTCTAAATCGGGAAGTTACCATCTATTTTGAATTTTCTTTTAATCTAAAAAGAAAAAAGGTATCTCCCAGGAGGAAAAAAAATGTTAGCAGTTAGTTTAGTTTTCGGTTCATTTCTAACCGTACTTTTTTTAATCGTAGGAATTATAGGTGGATGGACTGCTAGAGAATACATGATGAACTATCGGGAAGTACCAAGACCTCACCCCGAAATGTTTGATAATCAGGGAAATCTTATTCCAGATGAGGTCATAGCATTTAATTTTGAAAACTATTATGACGACAACGAAGAACACGACGAGGAAAACTAAAACAGTTACTGTGACGGCAAAATCTTCTACTAATTTAAATCTTCCGAAAAATCCTTTTATGTTTGAGATTCTGGATTTAGTTTCCAGACAAAGATCTAAGGCAAAAAAGGTTGAAGTTCTTAAAAAATATGAAGAACTTTGTCTTAAGGGAATTCTTATTTGGAACTATGATGATTCTATCGTAACTCTTCTTCCAGAAGGTGAAGTTCCTTATGCAGATCCGGAAGATCAAGTTACTTATAGTGGAACACTTTCTACAAAGATTGATGAATCGATTCGTAAATTACATGAAAATGGTTCTTTTTCACTGGGAGCCGGTGATTCGCAAGGTAGAACAACTATTCGCAGAGAATTTAAAAACTTTTATCAGTTCGTGAAGGGTGGAAATCCAGGTTTGAATTCCATTCGTCGAGAAACAATGTTTATCAATATTCTTCAAGGACTTCATCCACTAGAGGCAGAAATTCTGTGTTTGGTGAAGGATGGAAACTTGGAAGACAGATATAAAATTACAAAAGAAGTCGTATCAGAAGCATATTCTGACATTCAATGGGGAGGACGATCATGACAGTTGCTGTCGAGCAAAAACCTAAACCACAAAGGAAAGAGGAGGAAATGGAAGGTATTAATCCTTCAAAGTATGGATGTGAAATTATTTTGGAAAAAACCACATTGGAAATGACAAAAGATAAGTCTTTTCCGACTGATGCTAGAATTGTAAAATATGTTGACAATGGTGTAGAATGTATTGATCTCACCAGAGGCAAGAAAATGGTCCACATTTTTGATATGTACTATGATACTTATGGCAGAGGTGCCGTAAAATCTATTGACTTTGGATATGGTTCGGTCAATCCAAAGATGTGGGGTTACAAGGCACCTGAAAAGAAAAAACGGAAGTGAATTCCCTGAAAGAGGGAAAAAATTTCCGGAAAATTTTTAGTTTGTAGAGTTTTTCAAAAATGAGCAAAGGATTTGATATAGATTCTGTCGATATTGAAATGTCGAGGGAAGATATGAAGAGATTGGTTAAAAAGTACAAAAAACTGAAGAAATACCAGAATTCTAATTTTCATGCTATTCGTAAATTGAATGGTGATGAAACTATTATTGATAAATTGACAAAAGAGTCCGAAGATTTTAAATTGTAACATGTGTTACAAAACTACTTGACTATATAGTGTGTAGGGTTTATAATATACCTATCGTTCATCAGGGGAAACTCTGACGCAAGTAAGTCGCGGAACGGAGCCGTTCATCCTATGTTAGAATTATTTTTGCTTGCCAAACAACCCGAAGTTCCTTGTATTCATATCAAGGAAGTTATTCAGGTTGTGAGAGAAGCTAAAAATATTTCTAAAAAGGAAAAAAGAAGAATCATTCATAGAATTGAAATAAGTTCTTCTTGTAAAAACTCATAGGACGCAACCGACTGAAGGAACGGGTAAACGGATCCTCAGAAATGAGAGAAGGTTAACTATCCACTTACTTCAGGAGAAAACAAATGAACACACTTACTATCATCAAAAAGCAAATCGAAAAGCAGGCACGTCTGCATGATGCTCAGATTCACATCACCAAATATCGTGGTGTTGATTATGACACTCGTTGTGTAGAAAGCAAAGAACCTCACGGTACTTTCTGCTATCGTGGTCTTTCATATAGCAAATGAGGCAATCATGGAAGCACTACAAACCATAGGACTAATTACTTTGGGGTGTGTGGCCATAATGTCTTTGCTATATGGTGAAATCCTTCTTCTTAAGAGAGGTTAAAAAACCTCTCTTTTTTTTATACTTAAGTAACAAAGATACAAATGTTAGTGAATTAACACAAACTGCACTATATAATATAGAATTAAGGAAATGCATATGCATTGAAAATTTTAAATTCATTATGGTGTAAAATTAAATTGAGGGAGATGAAATGCATGATCGATTATCTCGTAATCAATTAGCAGAATGGAATCATTTTGAGAAAACACTAGACAGATGTAATGAAGAGTTAGATCTGGTAAATGATTACTTTAACTGTTTAATTGAATGTGAGGAGGACCAATCAAAATGTAAACGAATTTGCAAAATTTTGCTAAATGCGGGGGGTTGACTACCCCTCTTTTTTTGTGTAAAATAGACAGATGCTATTCTATTTCTATGGAAAAGGAACGACTTAAATTAATAGTCAAAAACTTAGAACTATTGGTTGACTCTCTTAAAGCAGAAGTTTACTCTGATACTGATGCATATATTGATAGGAGAGAAAATTTTGATGATCCTCCAGAATCTAAATACGGAGATTATGATGAAATTTTCAATGATGATGACGGTTACCCAGACTAAGGACTTATGACAGTAAAACTTATTAGCATTACTCCTGATGCGGAGAAGATGATGGCATATGTTGCTCGTGTGAGCAACCCTTCAAATCAGGATAATGAAAAGTATTCTGGTCTTCTGAAGTATTGCATCAAGCATAATCACTGGAGTGTCTTTGAACAAAGTTACATGACTTTAGAGATTGAAACTACAAGGGCAATCGCAGCTCAAATACTGCGTCACCGTAGTTTCACATATCAAGAATTTTCACAACGATATGCAGATTCTTCACTTTTAGGTGAAAAAATCAAACTTCCAGAACTTCGTCGTCAGGACACTAAGAATCGTCAAAACTCTATTGATGATCTTGATCCATTTGTGGTTCAAAATTTAGAATTACAAATGCAAACTCTGTTTGATTCTGCCATGGCACTGTATCAGCAGATGTTGGAAAGAGGAGTGGCAAAGGAATGTGCAAGAAATGTGCTCCCACTCTGTGTAGGCACAAAAATTTACATGACCGGTTCATGTCGATCATGGATCCATTATATAAATCTGAGGTCTGCAAACGGCACTCAGAAGGAGCACATGGACGTTGCACTTGCATGTAAGGAAGTGTTTAAAGAGCAGTTTCCGTCCGTTTCAGAGGCACTGGAGTGGATCTAAATACGTTATATTGAATTCATAGCAATGGCAACATACCCTGTAAAAAATAAAGAGACTGGTGAAACGAAAGATGTTGTAATGAGCATTCATGACTGGGATCAGTGGAGAGAGGACAATCCCGAATGGGAAAGATACTATACTCCTGAAAATGCACCATCTTTTGGTGAAGTTGGTGAATGGAAGGATAAACTTCGCAAGAAAAATCCTGGTTGGAATGATGTATTATCAAAAGTGAAAAAAATGCCCGGTTCATCCATAAACAAAATTTGATATGGCAAGAAGAAAAAGAGCATCTGCAGAACAACCCATCGGGGTTGGACTCACTACAAAGCAGATGAAGCGTAAAAAACCACTGAGTCAGGAATATCTTGTAGATATTGAACCACTTTCTGATAATCAAAAAAGACTTTTCGATTCTTATCGTGAAGGAAAACATATTGTGGCATATGGATGTGCCGGAACAGGTAAAACTTTTATTACTTTGTATAATGCATTGATGGACGTTCTTTCCGAGAACACTCCATATGAAAGAATCTATCTTGTGCGTTCTCTTGTGGCAACCAGAGAGATTGGATTTCTTCCGGGTGATCATGAGGATAAGGCTGATATTTACCAGATTCCATATAAGAATATGGTAAAGTACATGTTCCAGATGCCCAGTGATGCAGACTTTGAGATGCTTTATGGTAATCTCAAATCGCAAGATACAATTAAGTTTTGGAGCACATCATTCCTTCGTGGAACAACACTTGATAATTCAATTGTTATAGTTGATGAGTTTCAAAATCTTAATTTTCATGAACTGGACTCTATTATTACCCGTGTTGGTGAAAACACTAAAATCTGCTTCTGTGGTGATGCCAGACAATCTGATTTAACAAAATCAAATGATAGAAATGGTATTGTTGACTTCATGAACATCTTGAGAAAAATGCAATCTTTTGATATAATAGAGTTTGGAGTGGAAGATATTGTTCGTTCCGGATTAGTCAAAGAATACATCATAGCAAAAATGGAAGCAGGTTTTTAATGTTTAATCATGTTGATATTGGTCTCCCACAATTAGATCGGGAGACGATTGATGGGGTAAGGTATTACTCTGTGCCCGATGAAGACGAACTTCTTCGACTGGTCTCCATCACTTCGGTGACCAGTCATTTTAATAAGGAGATTTTTGTCAAATGGCGTAAAAAAGTTGGCAATGAAGAGGCTGATCGTATCACGAAAAAGGCAACAAGTCGTGGTACGGACATGCACACTCTTACTGAACATTTCCTAAAAAACGAAGATCTTCCCACTGTTCAACCTATTTCTGAGTTTCTTTTTAAGATTTCTAAACCAGATTTGAATAAAATTGGTAATATTCATGCTCTGGAAAGTTCCCTATATAGTAAACAACTTGGTATTGCCGGAACGGTTGATTGTATTGCCGAATATGAAGGCGAACTAGCAATAATTGATTTCAAAACATCCAAGAAACCAAAACCACGAGAGTGGATCGATCACTATTTTGTACAGTGCATGGCATATGGTTGTATGCTGTACGAACTGACAGGTATTTCTGTCAAAAAACTTGTAATTATTATGGCTTGCGAAAATGGAGAATGCGTCGTCTATGAAGAACGAGACAAATCAAAATACATCAAACTTCTTACCCAATACATTAGAAAGTTTGTTGCAGAT